TTATGGTGAGAATGACAATTACACGCAGATCAGTCTGGTCTATTATGCTGGTGACGGAGTCCTTGCCGACGATGAAGATGAAGTCGTCGAGGATATTGAGGACACGGTTGGCGAGGACTTTGCTGAACATTTTGGAGAGTTTGAGGACGATTCGGTCTTTATTCGTAACGACCGTCTGAGATGCGATTATGAAATTCTCAGAGACAATCGCTCTTTCTCCGATGTGGCTGAAAGCTCCAACTACTAATAGGAGGATCGAATGACTGAAATTGAGCTGAACAATGAATATTTTGAGTGGATGTGTCAGCTCGTATGTAACGAACGATATAGCCGGAGGCTGTCTTATCAGAAGCTTCTTCGTCATCTGCATAATATTGATTTTCAATATATGCTGCCGATGGACGGAAATCGAGCAGAAGATGGGATAGACCTCCGGTATCGTTTTGGTTATGAAAAAGAATACGAGGGTCTTATGATTGCCAGTTATCTGGATAACCGCCCTTGCAGTGTATTGGAGATGCTTATTGCCTTAGCGTTTCGTTGCGAAGAACATATTATGACCGACCCGGATATCGGTAACCGCATGGGACAGTGGTTCTGGAACATGATTGTCAGTCTGGGTTTAGGGTCGATGAGTGATTCTCGATTTGATGCGGCGTATACGGACGATGTAATATCTCGATTTATGGACCGCAAATACAAGCGAAATGGCGAAGGCGGTTTGTTTACCGTCAAACGCTGCAAGTATGACATGAGAACTGTTGAAATCTGGTGGCAGATGAATTGGTATTTGGACAGCATCCTATACTATAAAGGAGAATTATCATGATTCATACGCAAGTGTACGGGTTTTTTCAGACATGCTTACCCGACCAGGCAAAGGAGGTAAAAGAATACTTCCCAAATGGTAAAAACAGCATTCGAATTCGCAAAACCAACGGACAGGAATTTATATTTTCGTTGAGAGAGCCGAAGGCTTGGAAGTTTGAAACGATCGATCAATTTCTTGTCGACATGAAAGGAGAAAAGAAACATGGATGAAATGATTCGTTATATTTTCGGAAGTCTTCGCTGCTCCGAAACTGCGATGCGTGTGTTTGCTAAGACGCTCAGAAAACAGAGGTCTTTCAATCGCAGCACCGTCATGGTCGCCACGGTTATGACTGTGCACATGCTTATCCAGGACTTGGAGATTCGCAGTATGCGTGACGAGATCGGGAACCTTAAAAACGAAATCAAGGAGCTTAGAAAAACGGAAGGAGACTAAAGAACTTCGATGATCGACTTTTTAATGATTTCGACCCGTAGTACGAAGCGTGGTGTAATAGAAATCTATCCGAAGTTTATCATTAAGAAAAGCTCCGACCTGATGATTAGAGGCGGTGACTTCTACGCCATTTGGTTAGAAGACCGAGGTTTATGGTCTACGGATGAGCAAGATGCGCTCCAGCTTATTGACCGGGAACTTGACAAGTATGCAGAGGAAAACCGCAAAAACTTTGATTCAAGTATTAAAGTTCTGCACATGTGGGATTCCGAATCCGGAATGATCGATTCGTGGCACAAATACTGTCAAAAGCAGATGCGAGACTCTTTCCACATGCTTGATGAGAAACTTATATTCTCCAATACTCCGACGAACAAAAAAGACTATGCAAGTAAGCGGCTGAACTATCCTCTTGAGGAAGGGACCACGGATGCATGGAATAAGTTGATGTCCACAATTTACTCTGAAGAAGAGCGAACGAAAATTGAATGGGCTATTGGTTCTATTGTCTGTGGAGAGTCGAAGAAATTGCAGAAATTTATGGTTCTGTACGGTGCAGCAGGTACGGGTAAATCTACGGTTCTGAATATTATTCAGCAGCTCTTTGAGGGATATTACTCGGTCTTTGACGCTAAGGCACTGGGTTCATCCAGTAACTCCTTTGCATTGGAGGCATTCAAGACGAATCCGCTTGTGGCGATTCAGCATGATGGTGATCTGTCTCGTATTGAGGATAACACTCGACTGAATAGTTTGGTTTCTCACGAGCTGATGACAGTAAATGAAAAGTTCAAATCGACCTACGCAAACCGTTTCAAGTGCTTCCTGTTCATGGGCACCAATAAACCGGTCAAGATTACGGACGCAAAGTCAGGTCTTATCAGACGATTGATCGATGTGTCCCCTTCCGGAAATAAATTAAGTCCCAAGGAATACAAGGCGGTGACAAAGCAGATCGAATTTGAACTCGGTGCAATTGCTTATCATTGCCAGGAAGTCTATCTGGAGAATCCGGGCAGATATGATGATTATATTCCCGTGACGATGCTCGGTGCATCTAATGATTTCTATAACTTCATTATTGATTCTTACCATGTCTTCAAGAAAGAAGACGGGACAACTCTCAAAGCCTCATGGGAGATGTATAAAACCTATTGCGATGAGGCAAAAGTTACCTTCCCGTTCTCTCAGAGGATATTTAAGGAGGAACTGAAAAACTACTTCCGGGATTACAAGGAGAGATTCAATCTTGATGACGGAACTCGTGTGCGAAGCTATTACATTGGCTTTCGAACCGAAAAATTCGAGGATAAGACACTTACCGAGCAAGACGAGCCTGAGCATAAACTGATCGAATTCTTAAAACAGAAATCGGTCTTCGATAGAGAATGCGCAGATTGTCCTGCTCAGTATGCTTCGGCTAAAGAGACACCAACTTCCAAATGGGATGAAGTTTCAACTAAGCTAAGCGACTTGACTACATCAAGATTGCATTATGTGAAAGTCCCGGAGAACCACATTGTTATCGACTTTGATATTCAGGATAAGGACGGCAATAAGTCGTATGAACTGAATCTCAAAGAAGCGAGTAAATGGCCGCCGACCTATGCTGAACTCAGCAAAAGCGGTCAGGGCATCCACCTTCATTATATTTATGCTGGTGATGTCAGCAAGCTCAGCCGAGTGTATGACGATCATATTGAAGTGAAAGTCTTCACCGGTAAGAGCTCGCTGCGCAGAAAGCTGACAAAGTGTAATGACTTGCCTATCGCAACGATCAACTCGGGTTTACCACTGAAAGGAGAAAAGCAAGTGATAAATTTTGAAGGAGTGAAGAGCGAGAAAGGGCTTAGAACGCAAATCAAGCGAAATCTGAACAAAGAGTACCATCCGGCAACAAAGCCCAGTATCGACTTCATTTACAAAATTCTTGAGGATGCTTATGCAAGCGGACTCAATTATGACGTGACGGATATGCGGAATGCTGTTTTGGCATTTGCAGCGAGCAGCACACATCAGGCGGATTACTGTATTAAGTTAGTCAACAAGATGCAGTTTAAGTCCGCAGACCAGTCAGCAGGAGCAAAAAATGATGACGCCAAGCTCGTGTTTTACGATGTTGAGGTGTTTCCGAACCTGTTCTTGGTGAATTGGAAAATCGAGGGCGATGGTAAGCCGGTGGTTCGTATGATTAACCCTACCCCGACTGAGATTGAAGAGCTGATGCGATTCCGTCTGGTTGGTTTCAACTGTCGCAGATACGATAATCATATTCTCTACGCCCGGTTGATGGGGTATACGAATGAACAGCTTTATAATCTCTCGACAAAGATCATCAACGGCAGCGCAAATTGCTTCTTTGGCGAAGCCTATAATGTGTCATATACGGATGTGTATGACTTTTCCAGTAAGAAGCAGTCCCTTAAGAAGTTCGAGATTGAACTGGGTATTCACCATCAGGAACTTGGTCTTCCCTGGGACAAGCCTGTACCGGAGGAGCTTTGGACAAAGGTCGCCGAGTATTGTGACAATGATGTCATTGCGACAGAAGCAACCTTTAATGCTCGTAAAGCAGACTTCACGGCTCGTCAGATTCTGGCAGATGTGGCGGGGATGTCCGTCAATGATACAACGAACTCGCTGACTACCAGAATTATATTTGGTAACAACCGCAAGCCTCAGGATCAGTTCAATTACCGTTTCATGGGTGACGAGAGTCAAATCTTCGACCCTAATGCGGATCTTCCGTTTACAATGGGGCTTGAAGACTATGACGAGTTCACACAGTTCGATAAAAACCATCGTCCCATCTTTCCTGGCTACACATTCGAGGGCGGTAAGTCCGTCTACAGAGGCGAAGAAGTTGGTGAGGGCGGCTATGTATATTCTGAACCCGGCATGTACAGCAACATTGCTCTGCTGGATATTGCATCCATGCATCCGAGCAGTATCGTAGCGGAAGAACTCTTCGGACCGGAATACACAAAGCGATTCAACGAAATTCTTCAGGCTCGTATCGCAATCAAGCATAAGGATTTTGATAAAGCCAAGAAAATGCTGGGCGGTGCATTGGCTAAATACCTGACTGACGAAAATGCAGCGGCTGATTTGGCGCAGGCTCTGAAGATTGCAATTAACTCGGTATATGGTCTGACTTCAGCCGGGTTTGAAAATCCGTTCCGAGATAATCGTAACAAGGATAATATCGTTGCCAAACGAGGAGCACTGTTCATGGTCAACCTCAAGCACGCTGTTCAGAGTCAGGGCTTTACTGTAGCACACATCAAAACCGACTCCATCAAGATTCCGGACGCAACGCCTGAGATCATCAAGTTTGTGACTGAGTACGGCAAACTGTATGGGTACAACTTTGAGCACGAAGCAACCTATGATCGTATGTGTCTGGTGAACGATGCAGTTTATATTGCTCGATATGCTACGGTTGAGAAGTGCTGCGACCTGTATGGGAAAAAGTACATCGACTCCGCAAAAGATATTTGCAAAGAGAACAAGAAACATCCGTATGCATGGACGGCAACCGGCACTCAGTTCCAGATTCCTTATGTCTTCAAGACGCTTTTCAGCAAGGAGAATATCGAGTTCGAGGATATGTGCGAGACGAAGTCTGTGACTTCCTCGCTCTATCTTGACATGAACGAGGCTCTTCCGAATGTAAGTGCCCTCGAAGCGGAAAGAGATAAACTGTGGAAACAGATTACCGATTCTAAACGCATGACCGAGCCGATGCCCACTGAATGTGAGCGTGTCGAAGAACTAACGGACGAAATTGCCAAGGGTCACGACTACCACTTCATCGGAAAAGTCGGTCAGTTCTGCCCGATTAAGCCTGGCTGCGGAGGTGGTATCCTACTTCGTGAGACTGAAAACAAGAAGACAGGCGAAAAGGGTTATGCTGCTGCTACGGGTTCTAAGGGCTTCAGATGGCTTGAATCCGAGATGGTAAAGCAGCTGGACAAGCAGGGTGACATTGACCGTGGTTATTACAACAACATGGTAGATGAAGCAATCAAGTCTCTGTCTGTTTATGGTGACTTCGAACGCTTTGCAGCAGACGAACCGTATGTTTCGGATAACACACCCCCGTGGTTCGGAGCCGGCGAGCCTCATGAGGACGATACTACTCCGTTTGATGTGAGGTAACGCTTATGACTTTAATTCTGTTAATTGCTGTGCTCATTTATATTTTGTGCACGGCTGATTCTACCGAGTCCTGTATCCCAATGAGGAGTGCAGGACTTGTCCATTTCCATGCGATAAACGCAAAAATTGAAAGGAGAAACTAATTATGGCTTACAAAGCAGTAGACAACATCATCATCGAGAATGCTCGAATTATCTTCCGCAACTTTAAGGGTGAGGAGTCCAAGTACAATCGTGCTGGCTCCCGCAATTTCTGCGTGGTCATTGAAGATTCCGATATGGCGCAGAAGCTTATTGAGGATGGCTGGAATGTTCGTGTTCTGGCTCCTCGTGATGAGGACGAGGCTCCTCGCCATTATATTCAGGTGGCAGTCAGCTTCGACAACATCCCCCCGAAGGTTATTATGATTACTCGTCGAGCTAAGACTCAGCTGGATGAGGAGTCTATCGGAACTCTGGACTTCGCAGAGATCCGCAATGTTGACCTGACGATCCGTCCTTACAACTGGGAGGTCAACGGTAAGACTGGCGTTAAGGCGTACCTCAAGACGATGTATGTCACCATTGAGGAAGACGAATTTGCTGAAAAATACGCTGAAACGGAGGGTCCTGAGGAGATGCCTTTCTAAAGGTGAATAGGTGCCAGCTTAATACATGTCTGGTTAAATGCCCAGTAAGGTCTTGATTAGGAGTGCACGCCTATGATAGTAAGAGGAAACAGCCTATACCCTTAATTACCGAAAGGAGGTAAAGCCATGTTGTGGCAGAAAAAGAAAAAACGCAAAAAGACTACAAAACCTAAAGCGGTTACTCAGACTGTTCCTCAGCAGCCGGTGGAAGAGATTCCGCAAACGACTAAGTCTGAGAAAAAAGAAGAAATGCCAAAGCAAAAAAAGCCCGCTGGGGAAAAATACAAAAAGGTTTTGTCTCCGAAAAAAGCTTTCTTAGATGCATTCGGACGGTTGACTAACCGGTATCGGGCTTGGGATATTTGGCGTGACTTCATTACTATGTTCGCTTGTTCGCTATCTAATCCTCTCGATAAGGAGCACCGGGATAAGCGAGAAGCGTTATATTTGGAAGTCATTAAAAAGTACAATAAGCAGGAGCAAGAGTTGTTTCCTGAACTGGCTGCTCAGACGGTCTTGGCTTTGGAGGAAAATCCGGAGCAAGATTTTCTGGGCAGCATTTTTATGTCTCTCAATCTCGGCAACGAGCATAATGGACAGATCTTTACGCCGTATCATGTTTGCGAGCTAATGGCTGAAATGACGATGGACGACACGGTAAAAAAGGTAGAACAGGACGGTTATATTTCAATTAACGATCCTTGCTGCGGAGCTGGAGCCACATTGATTGCCGGAATCCACGCTGCAAGGAAGCAGTTGGAAAAAGCAAACTTGAACTACCAAAATCATCTTCTCGTCGTTGCACAGGATATCGATGAAACGGTGGCACTTATGTGTTATATTCAGCTTTCACTTTTGGGGGTAGCAGGATATGTAAAGGTCGGAAACTCTCTGACAGAACCGATGACGGGCAACGACAATAAAGAGAATTACTGGTTTACTCCGATGTACTTCTCCAATGTCTGGGTGCTGCGTCGGATCTTCGGAGGGCACTAATGGCTGGCATATCCCTTAGAGACTATCAATTAGATGCTGTTGACCGAATGAAAAATGGCTGTATTCTCTGTGGTGGAGTTGGCAGTGGCAAATCCAGAACAGCTTTGGCTTACTACTACAAGCAAAATGGCGGTAAGCTCGGCACAAAGAATTATATTCGGATGCCAGATACGCCAAAAGACCTGTACATCATCACCACGGCGAGAAAAAGAGATACTTTAGAATGGGAGGGTGAGCTTTCGCCCTTCCTTCTCTCCGTTCATGCAGAAGTCAATACCTATAAAAATAAGGTCATCGTTGATTCCTGGAACAACATCGGGAAGTATGCAACGGTTACGGATGCGTTCTTTATATTTGACGAGCAGCGTGTTGTTGGTTCAGGAGCATGGGTTAAGGCATTCCTGAAAATTGCCAAGTTTAACGAATGGATTCTACTATCTGCCACCCCAGGAGATACATGGGAGGATTATATTCCTGTTTTTGTTGCAAACGGCTTTTACAAAAACCGGACTGCCTTCAAGGAAGAACACATGGTCATGACTTGGGTAAACGGAAAGTATCCAAAAGTAGACAGATATTTAGGGGTAGGACGACTCATCCGACTTCGCAATCGCATTCTTGTGGATATGGATTTTAAGCGGGAAACCTGTTCGCACCATGAGGATGTTTATGTTAATTATGATGTTGCGAAGTATAAAGAGACAAGTCGTCTTCGCTGGAACCCATATAAAAACGAGCCGATTGTCAACGCCGGAGAGCTCTGCTATGTATGGCGACGCATCGTAAATGAGGACGAGTCCAGGCAAATCGCTCTAATGGAGCTGTTTGAGAAACATCCTAAAATGATCGTCTTCTACAATTTCGACTACGAGCTTGATATTCTGAAAAATCTCTACTATGGAGAAAATGTTGAGATTGCAGAATGGAACGGTCACAAGCATCAACCAATTCCGACTTGCGACAGCTGGGTGTATCTGGTTCAGTATACGGCTGGAGCCGAAGGTTGGAACTGCATTAACACAGACACTATTGTGTTCTACTCGCAGAATTACTCCTACAAAATTATGAAGCAGTCAGCTGGGCGAACCGATCGCTTAAATACTCCGTTCAAAGATTTATATTACTACCATTTGAAATCCCGTTCCGGCATTGATTTGGCTATCAGTCGAGCGTTAAGCGAGAAGCGGAATTTCAACGAAACCAAGTATGTTGGCAGCTATAAACCCAAAGCTGCCTGAGAAAGGAGAAAAGATGATAACAATTGATGTCGCGGAGTATTGCTCTGCTTGCATGGACTTCGATCCAGATGTTCAACGACCGCAAAAAGCATACGGAATGAGTGAAGAGATCGTCATATCCGACACGGTCATTCGATGCTCAAATCGAAATCGGTGCAAAAACATTGAGCGATACCTGAGAAAGAAGGTGACGGACGATGGCGTTGGCAAGACTGACGAAGCAATGCCGTGAATGTCCTTTTGTCGAGACCTGTGAGCACAAGGAAATGGAAGCATTGGGATATTTACCAGAACCGATTATGACAAATGTCAAAGCCCCGGTTACTGCTGATATAGCAGCTCCCATTTTGAGAGAAACTGTAAGCCGTGTAGTAGACGGCAAAGTTGTAACAATGTATAAGGACGAGTTGGAGAAGATCCTTTATAAAGATTTATATTCTCATCTCGGACTTCAGTTTGGAGGCTGAATATGCATAACAATACCAACAATTCAGACAGAATGAATACTGTCGCTTATAAAATCGGGCAGGTTATCGCGCTGGTAGCTTGTCTTTGTGTTTCTGCCATCGTCATTGCTTTAACTGTGAAGTGCATCCTGTGGATTTTGTAAGGAGGTTTTGCAGATGAATGAAGAAAAGGAAGTCTATTTTGTCCAGTATTGTAAATCTTGCAAGTACCATGGTCTTGAAGAGTCCAAAGACCCGTGCAATGACTGTCTCGCAGAACCTAGCAATACAAATTCCCACAAACCGATGAACTATGAAAGCAAAAACAATTCTTGATGCCGAGAAAAAGGATGCGATTGATATTGCGACGGAACTTTGCTATAGCGAAGAAGTTAAGAGAAAAATTGCACAGGCAAAATCTGTTTACGAAATTGGTCGCATCCTTAAACAGGCACGGCTCAATCAAGAGTGATATTTCTGAAAGGAGAAAAGAAACATGAATCTTGAGGAGTTCAGAAAGGCACTTTCGTCAGATGCTACTGAAGAGAATGCACAACTGAAAAGACAGTTGTCAGACCTTCAGACTGAATACCATGAAAAGCTTTCAAAACTCGAAAATGAAAACGATTCACTTAAAGAAAGTTGTCGGGTTTTATGCAATCGATGCTTTACTCTTACGAGAGGTGTTACTTGTCTATTTTGTGGTCTCGATTACCCCTGCCCTCATATGCCGGGGCTTGAGGAACAGGTGGCTATAGCTCATAAATTGAGAAAGGAGATCGAAAAAAATGGCTAATGGGTATCGTAATGCTCTTGTTCAGCAAATAAAAGACGCAGGTCAAGAACTTATCAACCGAGCTGAATCAATGGTGCATCCCGAAAATGATTTAATCACTGATTTTTCCATAGTAATCCATTTCGAGCAGCATGAGGTACCTACAATCGACTACACAACCAGCGTGGTAAACAAAGTTGCTTGCGATCGGGTTATCTATCAGAAAGGAGAATCCAATGTCTCAAAAATATGATGAATATCTGGAAAAACACAGGCAAGCTGTAAAAAAGGCTTATCAGTGGATTGCTGCTTATATTCCTGAACTGACAGATGTGGAGGCTCGAAATATTGAGTTCCATGATATGTCGAAGAATACGCCAGATGAGTACACGCCTTATGACAACTATTTCTATGGGGAGCAAACCCCAGCAATCATCGAGGCGTTTAACCGGGCATGGCTTATGCATATCCACCGAAACCCCCATCATTGGCAGTATTGGGTCTTAATCAACGACGAACCTAAAGAAGGAACTATCCTTATCGAAATGCCGTATCCATACATTATTGAGATGATCTGTGACTGGTGGGCATTCAGCTGGATTAAAGGTGACCTTTCCGAAATGTTTGCCTGGTATAAAGACCATGCCGATTATATTAAGATGCACAATAATACTCGTTCGATTGTGGAAGAGATTCTGGAAATGATTCGGACGAAGCTTACGGAGGTAGAAAATGCTGAAAATTGAAAACACCGAGGTTATGGGCTGGGAGCAAGCCATTCGTGGTATGCGGAACCCTAAGAACTCTTGGGAGAAGACAGACTCATATCCTGCTGTTGACTGTGGAAAGTGCGGTAAAATCGAGGAGGACCGTGATTGTACGGGCTTTGAATGCTTTGAAGTGGGCCCGAATGACCTGAAGCTTATGACGACCCTTCGCAATGCAGGCACAGACCATCGTAAGTTCATGCGGATGATTACGGTCTATCTTGACATCACCGCCCCGCTGTATTGGTGGAAGGAGTTCGATACTTACAAGGTTGGTACGGTTGCCAATTCCTGTTCCACGATGCATAAGATTGCGGATAAGGAGTTTACGCTGGCGGATTTTAGTTGCGAGCATCTGGATCGCGAACCTTATCATCGCAACTGGATCGAAAGCGTAATCGTCGATGAAGATATCACTTCGCCACACAAGGTATGGATGACACCATTTGATGTTCTTAGATGCACGATCGAGATGCTAAACACATATCGTAAAAACTACATTGAAACCAAGGATAAACAGGATTGGTGGCAGATGATCCAGCTTCTCCCGAGCTCTTACAACCAGCGCCGGACAGTTATGCTGAACTACGAGGTTCTGGCGAACATCTATAAGTCCCGTCGGAACCACAAGCTCGACGAGTGGCATACGTTCTGTGACTGGATTGAGAGTCTGCCTTATTCTGAGCTGATTACTGGCGAAAAGAAAGGATGAAAGATGATGAAATTCGTAGTCAATCAGCTTCCTTATTACGGAGAGCTGTGTCCACTATGGACGATGTGCAGTAAAAACGCAAAGGAACATGAATGCCCGAGATACTGGGATAAATATAAAGTCTGCTCGGATGAAAACCCACATGAATGTGAGCACCTTATCGAGACGGAGAAACTCTAATAAACGGTTTCCTGCACGAAAAATACACCCCCTATTATGAAAGGAGGTAACGCACAATGAATTATTTTCTGGCAGTTAATGATCGGCAACTCGGCACTTGTTTGAGAATGCTGTTTGCTGAAAAACTTCAACCTGCTGTCCAAACCGTGTTGAACGAAAAGGGCAAGATTGAGTTTCACATCAGCATTGCAGCAGATCAGGAAGTGTTTGAAGAGCTGAACGAACGCTACAAGATCATGATTTCGTAAGTTACTCGATTTCGAAGGTAAAGGGGCCGTAACAAGCCCTTTTACTTTTGTTGTGTTTATGGTAAAATACTGTAAGGAGGTCATCAAATGAGAATTATTCGAGACATATTTTGGATATTGTTGATTATTACTGTGCCGGTAGCAATCTTTGATAAATTCTTTAGACCTTATTGCATGACCGTTATCGAAAGGATGTGTAGCAAGGATGAAAGTTAAATCCAGAATGTCCTGTCCTGTTCGAAGAAAAGACGGTACATGGACAACTGTTATCAAAGATTTTGAAGAAGATATTCCGGATCTCGGACGAGAGGAGCTTATCTGCAACAAATGCGGACGCCCTGATTATCCGAAATGCAAGGAAACGGTTTGTGAAGCCTGGAAATACCACAAATCGAAAAAATAACATTTTATGTAAGAGCTGAGGTTAAACCTTGGCTCTTATTTTTTGTGTAAAGGAGAAAACAATGCTTGCCAGAGAAGCGACAAAAGCGGATATTCAGGCTGTTTGTGACCGCCTTCGGGAAGCTAAGGAACAACGTCAGCTTGATATTCAAATAAACCAGGCTATTGCACTGGTGAATCGTAATCACAGGAGGAAAAAATATGACGCCGAACGACTATCAGCAGGCAGCTCTTCGCACTGCTCCAAAAGATTTACCGCCTGACCGGCTTCTGCTCAATGGCTTAATGGGTCTGAACGGAGAAGCCGGCGAAGCAATTGATATTTTGAAAAAGCATCTGTTTCAGGGGCACGAACTGGACACTGCACATATGGCTAAAGAGCTTGGAGATGTGGCTTGGTATCTCGCTGTAAGTGCAAACGCCATTGGGTATGACCTTGAAACCATCATGCAGATGAATGTGGACAAACTGAAAGCCAGGTATCCGGATGGTTTCGACGCTGAACACAGTCTGCATCGCAATCAGGATGATATTTAAGGAGGGTTTTCTATGAATGAACAATTCGGAGAAAAGGTAAAAGCTATTTTTGATAGTATTACCGTTCTTCAGGCAAAAGATAGTGACTTGAAACGAGATAACGCCAACATCAACGGTGACTCCCCTATGGGGGCTATGCTGCAATATGGTGCCAACACAGCCAAGGAGTACAATCTGGAGTATTTGATTAAACCTGCAATTGCAGAACTTCACCGCGATGGATGGATTCATATACACGACCTTGACTTCTATGCGTGGACGACGACCTGCACGCAGATTGAGCTTCGAAAGCTTTTCAAGGACGGATTCAATACCGGTCACGGCCATCTGAGAGCTCCAAAAAGCATTGGCTCGTATGCTGCTCTGGCTGCTATTGCCATTCAGTCTAATCAAAATGACCAGCATGGCGGACAGAGTGTTGTGGACTTCGATTACGCAATGGCCGATGGTGTCCGTTATACCTATCAAAAGTACCTGAAAGAGGGTTACGCGATTTGCGAACGCCTCAATGACCTAAAAGACAAAGCATGGATTCTCGACTATGCTATGGAAAAGACTACTCGTGATACTTATCAGGCTATGGAGGGGTTCATTCATAATCTGAATACCATGCATTCACGCGCCGGCGCTCAAGTTCCATTCAGCTCTATTAACTATGGCACTGATACTTCTTGGGAAGGGCGTCTTGCTATTGAGCAGCTTCTACTTGCTACAGAAGCAGGACTCGGTCATGGCGAAACACCTATCTTCCCGATTCAGATTTTCCGTGTCAAAGAGGGAATCAACTATAATCCCGATGACCCAAACTATGACCTGTTCAAACTGGCGATGAAGGTCAGTGCAAAGCGTCTGTTTCCTAACTTCGCTTTTATTGACGCACCTTTCAATCTCCAGTATTACAAGCCCGGTCATCCTGAAACGGAGGTTGCCTACATGGGTTGCCGTACTCGTGTAATGGGTAATATTTATGACCCGTCTCGCGAGATCGCTCCCGGCAGAGGTAATCTGAGTTTCACTTCTATCAATCTTCCGAGGCTTGCTATTGTAGTTGATGGTGATATTTCTCAGTTTTTCAAACTGCTTGACGGAATGCTCGACAAAACCATGCAGCAGCTTCTCGATCGATATGAGATTCAAGCGTCAAGAGTAGTTAGAAACTTTCCGTTCCTCATGGGAGAAGGCATATGGATGGACTCTGACAAGCTTGGGCCGGATGACGAAGTTGGAGAGGTATTGAAACACGGAACCCTCTCTATCGGTTTCTGTGGGCTTGCAGAGTGTCTTGTGGCTTTGACAGGGCATCATCATGGTGAAGATGAAGCATCCCAGGAACTCGGCTTGCGCATTGTTGGCTATATTCGGAACTATTGTGATGAGAAAAGCAAGCAATTTGGTATGAATGTAACCTGTCTTGCTACTCCTGCTGAAAGCTTAGCCGGGCGCTTACTTAGAGCTGACCGAAAAGAATTTGGTATTATTAAGGGAGTTACCGATCGTGACTACTACACTAACAGTTTTCATGTTCCGGTCTATTATCATCTCCCGGCTCTTAAGAAGATCGACATTGAAGCTCCGTACCATGCTCTCGCCAACGCCGGTCATATTTCTTATGTAGAACTGGACGGTGATCCGACCAAAAACCTGGCTGCTTTTGAGCGTGTTGTAAGACACATGAAAGAAGCTGGTATTGGTTACGGAAGCATCAATCATCCTGTAGACCGAGATCCTGTCTGTGGTTACAACGGTATTATCAATGATACATGCCCCTGCTGCGGACGGAGCGAAGCCGATGGGGTTCCATTCGAACGCATTCGTCGTATCACTGGATATTTGGTCGGAACTCTTGATAAGTGGAATGATGCCAAGCGTGCGGAGGAGCGAGATCGTGTCAAGCATGAAGTCGATTCGAATTTCGGGGATTGAATCGGAGTCTATTGTTGACGGGGAAGGAATCCGGTATGTGATATTCACTCAAGGTTGTCCACATCATTGCCCCGGCTGCCACAATCCTCAAACTCACCCATTCGGTGGCGGGAAGCTCGTGTCGATCGAAGATATACTCGATGATATTTCAAAAAGAAAAAATTGGATAGACGGCATCACCATTTCCGGAGGCGAGCCGTTCTGTCAGATTTATCAGTGTACTCTGATCGCTGAAAAAGCTCATGAAATGGGGCTTAGCGTTTGGTGCTATACTGGTTATCTTTTTGAAGATTTGTATGGACAAGGCATCGAGCTTCTTAAACATATTGATGTACTCGTTGACGGCCCGTTCGTACAGGCTGAAAAATCGTTGGAGCTTGATTTCAGAGGAAGCCGTAACCAGCGAGTAATTGATATTCCGGAAAGCTTGAAAGAAGGCGTAGCAATCTTGAAACAAACTTAGAAGAAAGGAATACCTGCATCATGGCGAACACTACTAATCCTCGACGAAATGCCGAAGGATATTCTGACCCGACCGCTTACGAAGCCCTCAAGAACATTGAGCGTGAAGAAGACGAAAGATTTCATAGGCTGCTGCATACACTGTTTTACTTGTGTGAGTTGGCTGACTTCGAGATCGAAGGTCGGATTATTCTGGTTGATAAACGGAACGGACGGGCTTGGAGCTGAGAGAAATGAGTCCGTACATACTTGAAAATTGTGTGAATTTTAGCCCGGTTTTGTTTGGCGGATTCGGGCAAAAGCCCACTTTTGAAAAAATTTTTGAGCGTGTACGGACAATTTTCCTGAAAAAAGCCCAGAAAAAGTGGGCAAAAGCCCGGTTTTGAAAACCAAAAGTGGGCAGAAAAATTCGGAGGCATTTTCTGAAAATGGCACTTTTTGAGCGTTTTTTGCCCCAAAATGGCCGATTTGCGCCGATTTGAAATTTTTCTTGTGAAAAAAGCCCACTTTCCCACTTTTATTTCTTATTTAATTGCGATAAAAAGTTTTAATAAATATATAAATAGGGCGAGAAAAGTGGGCATTTGGCCAAAAGCCAAAATACATAGCACAAGTCGATGGAAATGTCAAGACTTTTTACCGAAAGTTCTTTCTTTTTCTTTCAGATTGTGCTATACTATAAGCGCCACACAATCTAATATGTTCAAGTCGTTTAGGGAAAACTGCTTTGGTAAAAAGTGTTTTCTCTCTTTACTCATTTCATTTGTCCCTTTGCGGCTTGATTGAGATTGTGTGGCAACAATGAGGGTTGACACTTTTTCAGTGCGTCTCTCGTTGTGGGGGCGCACTTTTTTAATGCCCTCGGAAAGGATGGGATAATGAGATGAGAAAGTTCTTGGCAGCGTGCATGGCGATTGTCATGATATTTATGATTGCAGGTTGCAGTTCAGAGGGGCATGAAGGAGAAGCTAAAACTCCATCGGGTTCCAGTATTCAAAAAGGCAAGGATTATCAAAAAGTAGTTGACGAATTTGAAAGTAGTGGTTTCGCAAACATCAAACTTGAAAAACTTGACGACCTTGTTACTGGTTGGCTTACAAAAGACGGTGAGGTCGAATCTGTTTCCGTGGATGGCGATACTGGATACTCTGCTGATGCTTGGTATCCGGCTGATGTCGAGGTTATAATCACATATCACACATTCCCGGAAAAAGAAACTTCTGAAACAGACAGTGAATCCGTTTCAACCGAAGCGCCCGCTATTGATATTTTGACAGTAGATAATTCTCCGGAATTGGCAGCAATACTTTCTCTTAAAGCAGATATGGACCAATCGTATGTCGATTTTGCAGAGGCTCATAAGAACCAGGTTATTGAGTTTAATGGCTGCATTACATATCTTACAAACCACGATAACTACGACACTCGATATGATTTGCTAATCAGTGCGGGAGACTATGTGGATGAAAATACTGCAAACCCTGGTCCAACTTTTAAGTTTAAGGATGTTGGGGTATATGATTTAGGAGACGGGCTTACGCTTGCTGATTATATCAAAGTTGGCAGCAATGTAAGAATACAGGCTAAAGTGCGGAGCTACAATTCTGATACCGGTCTCTTTGAACTTGATCCAGTAAGTGTAGAAGCTCGATAACAAACAACTTTATATTTGACCGAGATGCTTAAACGGTGTCTCGGTCTTTTTTTATGTCTTTTTCCGCCGCGCGAAAAATACATTCCCTTTTATGAAGAGAGGAGTAAAAAAGCTATTTTTAAGAATAGACATTCTCTTTTCAGTTTTGAAAAACTACATGAAAGGAGGCTCATTTGCCAATGCTCGAAAGTCAATTTCAATCGAAGCTCATTAAGGAGCTTAAGAAGCTTTTTCCGGGTTGCATCGTGATGAAAAGCGACTCTGGATATTTACAGGGCATTCCTGATCTGCTTATTCTGTTCAACGACAAATGGGCTGCTCTGGAATGTAAACAACACGCTGGCGCAAAAAAGCAACCGAACCAAGAATATTATGTGGGCAAGATGGACGAGATGTCTTTTTCCAGATTTATTTGCCCCGAGAACAAGGAGGAAGTGCTGCATGATCTTCAACAATCATTCCAATCTTGAAGGGCAACACGCTTTTCTCAGTGCCAGCAAGTATCATTGGATTAACTATGATGAAACAAAAGTAGCCGATGCTTATTCAAAGTTTTTGGCTACACAGCGAGGAACGGTTCTGCATGACTTTGCATGTCAATGCATTACCTTGGGGCAAAAACTTCCCAAGTCACAGAAAACATTGAACATGTATGTCAATGATGCAATCAGTTTTCGTATGGTGCCTGAACAGGTTCTGTTCTATTCAGAAAATTGCTTTGGCACCGCTGATACGATTGTGTTCCGGAACGGTACTCTTCGTATTCACGATTTGAAGACCGGTGTCGTGCTGGCACACATGGAGCAGCTTGAAATATACGCTGCTCTTTTTTGTTTGGAATACAAGGTGAAACCATCGGAAATTGAGATGGAACTTCGTCTGTATCAGAACAATGAAATTCTGTATCACACACCTACTGCCGAAGATATTGTTCCAATCATGGACAAGATTATTACCTTCGACAAGGTTATTAGAAAAATCAAAGAACAGGAGGGTTAAACCATGAGTCTCACGGATGATATTTTAATGCATTACGGTATGCCCAGAAGGTCTGGTCGTTATCCTTGGGGTTCGGGTGATAACCCTTATCAACACAGCGGCGATTTTCTCTCTCGTGTGGAAGAACTGAAAAAGTCCAATTTCACCTTTATTGACAAAGATGGAAAAACTTACACAGGAGAAGTAGCCATTGCAAAATCTATGGGCTTGAGTACAACCCAATTTCGTACCCAGATGAGCCTTGCAAAGGATGAACGCCGTTCTGCTGATGTTGCTGCGGCTAAGGCTCTTCGTGCTAAGGGTTATAGTTTGAATGAAATCGCTGATAAGATGGGCTTTGCTAACGATTCTTCGGTTCGCTCGCTTTTGAATGAGAGTTCCGAAGCTCGTATGAATCAGGCAAAGCAGACCGCTGAATTTCTGAAAAAACAGATTTCGGAAAAAGGCATGATCGATGTCGGAACCGGAGTCGAAAGAGAGCTTGGTATTTCGAAAGAGAAAATGAACCAGGCTCTTTATATTTTGGAAATGGAAGGCTATCCCATCTATGGCGGCGGTGTCCCTCAGGTAACAAACCCGGGTAAGCAAACAAACATCAAGGTTCTCTGCCCTCCAGGAACAGAGCATAAAGAGATTTATAATTTCGAGAATGTTCATTCCGTCAGAGACTATGTGTCTCATGATGACGGCGAGACATTCGACAAGTTTGTCTATCCTAAAAGTATGGATTCAAGCCGCTTGAAAATCCGTTATGCGGAAGATGGCGGTATTCAGAAAGATGGTGTCATTGAAATTCGTCGTGGTGTAGACGACTTATCTCTCGGTGATTCCCATTATGCTCAGGTTCGTATCCTGGTCGACGGCAATAGATATCTGAAAGGAATGGCTGTTTATTCTGATGATCTTCCTGATGGTGTGGATGTAATGTTCAACACCAATAAGAAAAAGGGCACTCCGACATCGGATGTTCTGAAGAAGGTCAAGGATGACCCCGATAATCCATTTGGTTCCCTTATCAAAGCCGGTGGGCAGAGCTATTATATCGATGCTGATGGCAAACGACAGCTCTCCCTTATCAATAAGCGTGCTGAAGAGGGCGATTGGGGTGAATGGGCGGATAAACTCCCCTCCCAGTTTCTTTCTAAACAGAGTTTGAGTCTGGTCAATAAACAGTTGAACTTGGCGGCATCTGATAAGATGGCTGAATTTGATGAAATCTGCTCACTGACAAATCCGACGGTCAAAAAATCATTACTGAAATCCTTTGCGGATGATTGTGACTCTGCTGCTGTGCACCTTCAGGCAGCTGCTCTTCCTCGTCAGAAATATCAGGTGATCCTACCTATCACTTCGATGAAAGACAATGAAGTGTATGCCCCGAATTACAAGAATGGTGAAACAGTAGCTCTGGTTCGTTACCCACATGGCGGAACTTTTGAGATTCCTATCCTTACAGTGAATAACAAGCAGGCAGAGGCTCGTCGAATCCTTGGCAACACACCTAAAGATGCAATCGGTATTAACAGTAAGGTTGCGGAACGGCTTTCAGGTGCTGACTTTGATGGTGATACTGTCATGGTCATCCCCTGTAACTCTGGTAAAAGCAAGGTCAAGATTACTTCCACTCCTCCCCTGAAGGGGCTTGAAGGATTTGACCCAAAATTGGAGTATGGTGGAAAACCGGCTGGCACTTTCAAGCCTATGAAGAACACGCAGAAAGAGATGGGTCATTTCTAATCTGATTACCGATATGACTTTGAAGGGTGCCACGCAGGATGAGCTTGCAAGAGCCGTTCGCCATAGCATGGTAGTTATCGATGCCGAAAAACACAAGCTGGACTATAAGCAAAGTGAGATCGACAATGGCATCAGCTCTTTGAAAAAGAAGTATCAGGGCACGGTTGATGAAGACGGAAGATACCACGAGGGTGCTTCGACTCTGATTTCCCGTGCTAAATCGGAGACTTCTGTCACTAAGAGGCAAGGTAGTCCGAAAATCGATGAAAAGACAGGCAAATACATATGGAAAGATGTGGATGACCCTGTTTATGTCGATAAGCGAACTGGCAAGGTCAAAGAGCGTACTCAGCCCAGCACTAAGATGGCTGAGGCAAAGGACGCCTATACCCTGGTGTCCGAAGCTGATACCCCCGTAGAGCGTGCTTATGCTAACTATGCCAACAAAATGAAAGCCCTGGGCAACCAGGCTCGTCTTGAGATCCTCTCCACTGGGAAAGTACCCTACTCCGCCACTGCAAAAGAGGCCTATCAAGCTGAGGTCGATTCTCTGAATGCTAAGCTCAATGTAGCTCTGAAGAATGCACCCAGAGAAAGGCAGGCTCAGACTATGGCTAATGCGGTAGTGGCTGCTAAAAAGCAGGACAATCCGGATATGACAAAGGGCGAGCTCAAGAAAGCAAGCCAGCAGGCGCTTACTCAGGCTCGTGCCTCTGTTGGTGCAAAGCGAGAGACCATCAAGATTACAGATCGTGAATGGGAAGCAATTCAAGCTGGCGCTATTAGCGAGAATAAGCTTACCCAAATCATCGACAATGTGGACATTGACAGTCTTAGACAGCGTGCAACACCGAGAGCGACAACAACTCTCAGCACTGCAAAGCAGAATAAGATCGCTTCGATGAATGCTTCTGGTTACAGCACATCGGAAATTGCTGAAGCTCTTGGCATTTCTACGAGCACAGTGTCCAATTACTTGAATTGAAAGGAGTGACTGGTATGAATGGTTCTTGTGCCCTTACCACATTTGACAACCCTTACAATCCATTTGAACAGTTCTCCGATTGGTTCCTGTTTGATGTAGAAAAGGGTTACAACACTTGCGCTTATCTCGATCGAATTGCTCACACTTCTGACCAATTCTCTGAAGAAGAGAACAATCAAGAGATTGAAAGAGCGATTGACGAGATCATTCGTTACGACTTCATGAACATTTACAAGAAAGTTAAGAGAACAAAAATAACAAAAGCAGACAAGGCTTGAGCTATAGGTTGAGGTCTAATGCTCTTTGAATAAAGTTTTTGTTTTCTTCTCTGAAAACATTTGAACTTGAAGCCAATACAAACAAATAATCACTTGATCTGCACTGCTGCCGCAGGGCTTAAAGACATGGGGAGGGGGTCTCCAAAATCGCACCCCCTACCTCATCGCGGCGGTCTTAAAAAAATCTCCGGAGGGATATTTTGGGAATGGGGCTTACCCCCTCGGGTGCAGTATTTGAACGAGCTTACAGGGTTGAAGCATTTTCCATAAAGTGTGAACATTTCCTTTCATGTTTCTTTTCTCCTTTCGGTGATTGGTGGAAATTCATCTCTGTAAGTTCTTTCAAATACTGCACCTATTCTCACCTAAAAGAGTATCAGTTTGGACAGAAAGTGTGGCACAAGTATGCGGATGTGGCGGAACTGGCAGACGCAATAGACTCAGAATTTATTGGAGGTAACTCCGTGCAGGTTCAACTCCTGTTATCCGCACCAAATTTTTAAGAGAGGAGGCAGTGCTAATGCCCAAAGGTAAAGCTGCAAGCTCTTCCGACTCAAATAGCCCATTGAGACCACCGACATCTCTCGAAGCGCAAGAGAACTTAATGATTTCTTTGGCGGTTCAATGTGCTGAAAAGCAGCTCAGAGACGGAACTGCTTCTTCTCAGGTCATAACACATTATTTGAAACTTGGTTCCAGTAAGGAACGAATCGAAAAGGAGATTCTGGAGAAGCAGAAAGAGCTTATCGAAGCGAAGACCAAGAATCTAAATTCCAATAGTGAAGCCAAAGAGTTGTACAACAAGGCTCTTGAAGCGTTTAGGAGATATTCAGGTGCAGGCGGTGATGACGATGAATATTAAAACTTATTCAGAGTTGATTACACTGCCCACATTTGAAGAACGGTTTTGCTATTTGAAACTCGATGGCTCTGTTGGGAAAGAGACTTTCGGTTTTAAGCGCTGGCTGAACCAAGAGTTCTACCATTCCGACAAATGGTTGAAATTCAGAGATGAAATTATTATTCGTGATGAAGGTTGTGATCTTGGTGTACCGGGTTATGAGATCTTCGGCTCAATATTGATTCATCATCTGAATCCGATCACCTATGAAGACCTTTTGAATCAGAGCCCATGCGTCTTTGACCCGGAGAATGTGATCTGCACTAAGTTGAATACGCATAATGCTATTCACTATGGTGATGAAAGTTTGTTGCTTCTCCCTCCAGTACAGCGCACACAAAACGATACATGCCCTTGGCGAAAATAATGAAAGGAGAAAATTTCAATGACAAAGGAAATCTATGAAAACTCTGTTCTTGATGATTCGGCTGAAGCCATCGAGGAACAGGAAACAGAGCTTTGCGAAGATGCGGCTCGGAATGTGATCGGTGTTGTCACGGATTGTCTGAAACTGAACATTCGTGAAAAGCCGAGTAAGGATTCCAGAGTAGTAACGGTTGTGACATGCCTTGACGAATTGGAAATTGACATGGGCGATTCCAATGATGATTGGTACGCTGTCTGTACTGCTACCGGTATCGAAGGATTCTGCATGAAGAAATTTGTAGCCGTCAGGCAGTAAGGAGAAAACGATATGGACAGTATACTGACATCGATAAAAAAGCTGCTCGGAATTGCTGAAGAGTACGAGCACTTTGACCCGGACATCGTCATGTACATCAATTCGGCATTCTCGGTCTTGACGCAGCTCGGTGTTGGTCCTGAAGAAGGATTCCGTATCGAAGATGCAAGTAAGACCTGGTCTGAATTCCTGTACGATGATCCTCGTCTTGAATTTGTTAAAACCTTTATCTACCTGAAGGTGAGGCTGGCGTTCGACCCGCCGTTGAGTTCGGCAGTAATGGAAGCAATTAACCGGCAGATCAGCGAGCTTGAATGGCGAATCAATGTGACAGTCGACCCTGATTAAAAACGAGAGGAGGATTTCAAAATGGATAATACAGCACTTTCCCATCATGGCATCATTGGCATGAAATGGGGAGTCCGGCGCTATCAGAATAAAGATGGCACTCGTACCGCAGCCGGAAAGAAAAGAGAAAGTTCTTCTAAGTCTGATGCTCCTGCTCATGAGGACTATAGTAAAGCTCATAGCAGTAAGAGCGTTAAGTCTATGAGTGATGCAGAACTCCGTAACCGATTGAACCGTCTTCAGATGGAGAAACAGTACAGTCAGTTGTCCTCGACTGATGTGAATCGCGGAAAGGAATATGTATCGAAAACCCTGAAAGTCGCCGGTACAATTGCAACCGCTACTTCGACCGCCTTAACTATTTACAATAACTATGGCAAGATCAAAGAAATTGTAAACGGTATGGCTAAGAAGGCTGGCTAAGGAGGTACTTATGGCATTATCAAACACTGCCGTTCCCAAGTATTATGGCATGTTTCGTGATGCCGTAATTCGAGGGGAGATTCCGGTTTGTAAAGAGATCTCCATGGAGATGAACCGTATCGATGATCTCATCGCTAATCCGGGTGTGTACTATGATGACCAAGCTGTTGAGGGATGGATCGCTTATTGCGAGTCCGAACTTACTCTAACAGATGGCTCTGACCTTAGCCTATTGGATAGCTTCAAACTTTGGGGTGAACAGATCTTTGGTTGGTACTATTTTGTTGAGCGAAGCGTGTATCAGCCGAATCCAGATGGTCATGGTGGGCATTATGTTCGCAAGAATGTGAAAAAAAGGTTGATTAACAAGCAGTATTTGATTGTTGCACGAGGCGCTGCTAAGTCAATGTACGGCTCCACTCTGCAAGGTTATTTTCTGAATGTTGATACCTCTACTACTCATCAGATCACAACGGCCCCAACAATGAAGCAAGCGGAGGAGGTCATGTCCCCTCTTCGCACTGCTATCACTCGTTCGAGAGGACCGCTGTTTCAGTTCCTGACAGAAGGCTCTTTACAAAACACAACCGGTTCCAAAGCGAACCGCACAAAGTTAGCCTCTACAAAAAAGGGCGTTGAAAACTTCCTTACGGGTTCGCTTCTTGAGGTCAGGCCAATGAGCATCAATAAACTCCAGGGTCTACAAATCAAGGTCGCAACCGTTGATGAGTGGCTTTCCGGAGACATTCGAGAGGATGTTATCGGTGCAGTTGAGCAGGGCGCATCCAAGGTGAACGACTACATCATTGTTGCAATCAGCTCGGAAGGTACGGTTCGTAACGGAAGCGGCGACACCATCAAAATGGAGTTGATGGACATCCTTAAAGGCGACTACATCAACCCCCACGTTTCGATTTGGTGGTACAAGCTTGATTCCATTGATGAAGTCGGAGACCCGGAAATGTGGCTCAAGGCTAATCCGAATCTCGGAAAAACTGTAAGTTATGAAACTTACCAGTTGGATGTGGAAAGAGCTGAAAAAGCCCCTGCTGCCCGAAACGATATTCTTGCAAAGAGATTTGGACTGCCTATGGAGGGTTACACCTATTACTTCACTTATGAAGAAACTCTTCCGCATCGAAAGAGGGACTTCTGGCAGATGCCTTGTTCTCTCGGTGCAGACTTATCACAGGGCGATGACTTCTGTGCATTTACATTCTTGTTCCCTCTACCAAACGGTTCTTTTGGCATCAAGACACGAAACTATATTACCTCTACGACTTTAATGAAGCTGCCTGCTGCTATGCGGATCAAATACGATCAATTCATGGCGGAGGGCAGTTTAATTGTTTTGGAGGGCGCTGTACTCAACATGATGGATGTCTATGAAGATTTGGACAACCATATTCAGGAGTGCGGATACGATGTTCGATGTCTTGGGTTTGACCCTTATAACGCAAAAGAATTCGTAGCGAGATGGGAATCTGAAAATGGCCCGTTTGGAATTGAGAAAGTTATTCAAGGCGCTAAAACTGAGTCGGTTCCGCTTGGAGAGCTGAAAAAGCTTTCTGAAGAAAGAATGCTTATCTTTGATGAGGACCTCATGACATTTGCTATGGGTAACTGCATTACCCTTGAAGATACAAACGGAAACCGTAAGCTTTTGAAAAAGCGATACGAGCAGAAAATCGATGCTGTTGCGGCAATGATGGATGCTTATATTGCTTATAAACTCAATCGAGATGCATTTGAATAAGGAGGTGGTCAAGTTGGATGAGATGTACCATCACGGTATTCTCGGTCAGAAATGGGGCGTTCGCCGTTTCCAGAACAAAGACGGAACTTTGACCGCCGCAGGTCAAAAGCGTTTGGAAAAGAAAGACGCAAAGTGGGCTCATAGAAATCACGACAAAATCGTATCTAAAGCCCGCAAAGATGTTTCCAAAGAACTCGATCAGTATGCCAATCAACTATTGAAAAATCCTTCTTCTGTGACATCGAAAGGTAAGATCAGTTCTTCGGCTATCAATTCCTATAATCGGAAAATGGCTGAGCTGATGAATGAGTCTGTTAAAAATGTTACCGCACCTTCGGGGCGTGTCGTTCAATTCGTTGCAAAACGAGGAGAAGTTGGCGTGCATATGGCTTTGGCCGACAGAGGCTATGATATGCAGCAGCTGAAGAATGGCATCTGGGCTTCCGGCCGGGTTGCCTACAAGAAGAAAAATGTTGATATGGTTTAAGGAGGTGATGATTCAAAATGGAGATGTCTTTTGGTTCCAGACTGAAACATGCTTGGAATGCATTTACCGGTAATATTCAAATGAACTACCGGGATTTAGGTATGGGGTATTCATATCGAGCTGACAGACCAAGAATGTCCAGAGGCAATGAAAGATCAATCGTTACATCGGTTTATAACCGAATTGCGCTTGATGTCGCGGCTCTGAATGTTCAGCATGTCCGTCTGGATGAAAATGGGCGTTTTCTTTCGGTCATCGATGACGGATTGAATAATTGCCTCACTTTGGAAGCGAATATCGATCAGACAGCACGATCGTTCATTCAGGATGTAGTGGTCTCTATGTTTGATGAAGGAAGCGTCGCAATTGTTCCGGTCGATACAACGACTGATCCTAATGTGTCCGGTTCGTATGACATTCAGTCTCTGCGTGTCGGACAGATTTTAGACTGGTATCCGCAGTATATTCGTGCCCGTGTGTACAACGAACAAACGGGCAGAAAAGAAGATATTGTGGTGCCGAAAAGTGCAGTGGCTATCATTGAGAACCCGCTGTACGCAGTTATCAATGAGCCAAATTCTACTATGCAGCGGCTCATTCGTAAACTTAACCTACTTGATGTCATTGATGAGCAAAGCGGATCTGGAAAACTCGATTTGATTATTCAGCTTCCTTATGTAATCAAGACAGAAGCAAGGCGTCAACAGGCCGAAAATCGGCGTAAAGATATAGAAAACCAGTTGTCAGGTTCAAAGTATGGTATTGCTTACACTGACGGTACTGAGCATATCACACAGTTGAATCGTTCCGTGAACAACAACCTGATGTCCCAGATTGAATACTTGACGAGTATGCTATACAGCCAGTTGGGAATCACTCAGAGCATTTTGGATGGAACCGCGGACGAGAAGACAATGCTGAACTATAACAATCGGACAATCGAGCCGATCATTTCCGCTATTGTTGATGAGATGAAACGAAAGTTTCTGACCAAAACTGCCCGATCACAACACCAGTCAATTTCATTCTTCAGAGACCCGTTCAAACTGGTTCCTGTCAATGATATTGCTGAAATTGCTGACAAGTTTACAAGAAATGAAATCATGACTTCGAATGAAATTCGTCAGGTAGTCGGTATGAAACCCTCTGAGGACCCGAGAGCAGATGAACTTAGAAATAAGAACCTGAGTGCGCCATCCGGTTCCGATCAGCAGTCGGAAGAAATGCCTATTACTGAAGTTAATTCAGCTGAAGAGTCAGCAAGTGATTTGGACGACAAAATCTCTAAGCAAAAATCGAAAAAGTAAGGAGGAATTTCAAAATGAGTAGACCTTTTTCGGTTGAGGCTTGTGATTTCAGCGGCTGGGCAACCCGAAACGACCTTAAGTGTTCCGATGGACGAGTAATTCGTCGGGACGCCTTTAAGAATAATGACGGCATTAAAGTCCCTCTGGTCTGGAATCATCAGCACAACAGTCCTCGTGATGTTCTTGGTCATGCATGGCTTGAGAACCGTGAGGAGGGTGTTTACACCTATGGCTTCCTCAATGACACCGCTGATGGTGAAATTGCGAAAGTCCTTATCAAGCATGGTGACATCTGTGCTCTGTCCATTTACGCCAATCAGCTTCAGCAGGCTGGCCCTGATGTACTGCATGGTTGCATTTGCGAAGTGAGTCTGGTGCATAAGGGTGCTAACCCCGGTGCATTTATCGATTCTATGTTGAAGCATGGCGAAATGTCCGACGATGAAGCTATCATCTATACCGGAATGCCTCTCTGTCTTTCTCATTCTGCGGAGTCTAAGGATGAACCGAAGGAAGAGGAAAAGAAGAAGGATTCCAAAGAGGACAAGCCTGCTGAAGACAAGGAAGAGAAGAAGGATGATGAGGAGACGATTGCTGATGTGATCGATTCCATGTCCGAGAAACAGCAGAATGTCATGTATGCACTTATTGCACAGGCTCTCGAAGGCGAACCCGAAAAGGAATCCAAGGATGATTCCGACAACAAATCTGAATCCAATAAGGAGGATAAAACAATGAAACACAATGTCTTTGACAACGATCAGCAGAAGAAGACCGAGGTTCTGTCTCATGCTGACCAGGCAAGCATCATTTCTATGGCTAAGTCCAACAGTGTCGGCAGTCTTCGTACTGCTATGGACATTTATGCAGAGCAGAATCCTGACAGCGTTCTGGCTCATGGTATCGACGGTATTGAAACCCTGTTCCCTGAGTACAAGGATGTCCGTCCGGGTGCTCCCGAACTGCTTACCACTGACCAGGGTTGGGTGAATGAGGTTCTGAAGAAGGTTCATAAGAGCCCTATTTCCCGTATCCGTACTCGTCAGGCTGACCTGCGTAACATTGAGGCTCTTCGTGCTAAGGGTTACAAGAAGGGTGCCCAGAAGGGTTATGCCGGCAACATTCAGCTGCTCCACAGAACGACTGATCCTCAGACCGTGTATGTAAAGAGTAAGCTTGACCGTGACGACATCATCGATATTCAGGACTTCGATGTGGTGCAGTATCTGTACGGCATCGACCGTATGAACCTGAACGAGGAACTGGCTACGGCTATCATGATCGGTGACGGTCGTGAGGTTGGTGCTGACGGCAAGATCGCTGAGGATAAGATCCGCCCGATCTGGTTGGATGACGAGCTGTACACCATCCATGCTGACGTTGACATTGCTGGTATGAAGGCTACGCTCCAGGGCACCAATACTTCCGCCAATTTCGGCGAGAATTACATTTATGCGGAAGCTGTGATTCAGTCTCTGCTGTATGCTCGTGAGAAGTATAAGGGCTCTGGCACTCCCGACTTCTACTGCACGCCCCATCTGGTCAATGTCATGCTGCTTGCCCGTGATCTGAATGGTCGCCGCATTTATGATAAGGTCAGTGATCTGGCTGCTGCTCTGAATGTTGGTCAGATCATCACTGCCGAGCAGTTTGAGGGCAAGACTCGTACTACCACGGACAGAAAGACCAAGAAGCTTCTGGGACTGATGGTCAACCTGGCTGATTATTCCCTGGGCGCTACCAAGGGCGGTGAAATCACTCACTTCACTGATTTCGATATCGACTTCAACCAGGAAAAGAGCCTGCTGGAGACTCGTTGCTCCGGCGCCAATACTCGCGTCATGTCCGCTATCGCTCTGGAGGAGGATGTCACTGCCACTATTGGCGGCTAAATTCAGCGAGGAGTGAAAATTCAAAATGGCTAAATTTTATGGAGTAATTGGCTACGCTGTAACAGAAGAGACTAAACCTGGCGTTTGGACAGAGAAGATCATCGAGCGTATGTACTATGGTGATTTAATTCGTAACACTCGTAGGCTTCAGTCTGCGGAACAACTCAACGACAACATCAATGTTGCGAATGAGATCAGTATCGTAGCCGATCCATTTGCCAATGAGAATTTTCATTCGATGAGGTATGTTGAGTTTATGGGTGCTAAATGGAAAGTTACAAGCGTTGAAGTTCAGTACCCGAGACTTATACTGTCTATAGGAGGTGTATACAATGGCGAGCAGGCTTGATCTGCAAACTTTTCTGGAAGAACTTCTGAAAAGTAAAAATGTGTATTTTCAACCTCCTGAGTCAGTAAAAATGAAATACCCCGCTATCGTTTATGCACTCGATGACATCGAAAATGTGCACGCCGATAACGGGGTTTATTCGTCTCACAGACACTATTCCGTCACTGTCATTGACTCTGACCCGGATAGTGAGCTTGTCGGTAAGGTGGTCTCTATGCCTACTTGCCGATTTGAACGATATTATACAAGCGAGAACCTGAATCACTGGAATTTCTCGCTATATTTCTAATAAGGAGGAATATCTTTATGTCCAAAATTATTTGGGATAAAACTGGCGAGCGCCTGTATGAAACCGGCTGTGACCATGGCGTTCTCTATCCGATGCAGACCGGCGGCGTTTACAATAAGGGTGTTGCATGGAACGGTCTGACTGCCGTTACTGAGAGTCCTTCCGGCGCTGAGGCTTCCCCGATTTACGCCGACAACATCAAGTATGTGAACCTGGTTTCCAACGAAGAGTTTGGTGCCACCGTCGAGGCGTATATGTATCCTGATGAGTTTGCCGAATGCGATGGTTCCGTCGAGATCATGCCGGGTATGTATGCCGGTCAGCAGTCTCGTAAGACTTTCGGTCTGGCATATCGTACTATTCTGGGTAACGATACCGATCTGAACGATTACGGCTATAAGCTGCATCTGGTTTACGGTTGTCTGGCTGCTCCTTCTGAGAAGGGCTACAGCACTGTCAACGACAGTCCTGAGGCAGCTACTCTGTCTTGGGAAATCAGCACCACGCCTGTCTCCATCAACAAGCTGGTCAATGGCAAGAAGCTGAAGCCGACTGCTACCCTGACCTTTGACTCCACCAAGTTTAGTGTCGAGTTTATGACTCAGCTGGAAGAGATCCTGTACGGTAAAGACCCGACTACCGATGGCGGTAATGACGGCGTCGAGCCTCGTCTGCCTCTGCCTGATGAGATTATTGAACTGTTCGATAAGACTCTGAATCCGCAGGGCTAATATGTAGAATCATGGAGCCGTATTCAGGTAAGCTGGCGGCTCCTATTTTTTTTATTTGAAAGGAGAAAATTTCAATGACTAAGGAAACTATCACTTATACCGATCTGAACGGCGTTCAGAGAACTGAAGATTTTTATTTCGACCTGTCCAAGCCTGAAATCGTAAAAATGCAGGCCAGCGCCAAGGGCGGCTACGATGTTCAGCTCAAGAGTATCGCTGCCAGTCCGAATGGGGCTCTTATCATGGAGTTCTTCGAGAACTTTATTAAGACCGCTTATGGTGAGAAGAGCGATGACGGCAGACGCTTCATGAAGTCCGAGGAAATTTCCAGAGGCTTTATGGAAACTCCCGCTTATGAGGTGCTGTTCGAGAAGCTTGTCACCGATGCAGGTGCTGCATCCGAATTTGTCAACCGTGTGATGCGCGCCAATGGCAATAAGCAGGCTGCGCCCATCGCATCCAATTAAAGAAAACTCGGAGGACTAAGGAATGCTGAAAATTACTGTGCCGGCTGCCGAGTTTTGGGATGAAATCCATGAGGAATTTGTCTACAAGAAAGAGCAGACTTTGCAGTTGGAGCATTCCTTGGTCTCTCTTTCAAAATGGGAAAGTAAATGGAACAAGGCATTTCTCGGAAAACAAGAAAAAACCGATGAGGAAATTCTTGATTATGTACGATGCATGACCTTGACCCAAAATGTCGATCCCGAAGTATATACTCGGCTGTCTGCTGAAAACTACGCCGCTATCAACGCATATATCGAAGCGCCGATGACCGCTACTTGCCTTATTGAGGACAAGCAGGCCAGAGGGCACAAAGAAACGGTTACATCGGAGCTTATTTACTACTGGATGATTTCTTATAACATTCCTGTGGAGTTCCAAAAATGGCATTTGAACAGGCTGTTGACCCTTATACGGGTATGTAATGTCAAGAACTCACCGCCTAAGCGAAGAAGTAAGCGTGAAATGTGGAATCGGAATGCAGCTATTAACGCTGCCAATCGAAAACGCTTTGGTTCTAAGGGGTGATTGAATGAACAGACGATGCCGAAAATGCATGTTAAGGCGAGTTTGCCATAAAAAGCAGCCTTACAATAACTGGCTTAAAACTTTTACCAAAAAAGCAGTATCAATCATTCTGGCGGTTTCGCTGGTTGATTTGCAACTGTCTTATGTGCTTGCCTTTATGGGGCAAGTACAAATTGCGGAATCGCTTTCCAGCACAATAGCGTCGACCGTTGTCGGGGTTATGCTTGGCTATTTCTTCAAAGCCCTTTTCGAAACATTCTTCGAAAAGCGTGAAGAACGACTCAAGCAGGAAAGCGAACCAGAAGAAAATACGAATTATGAGGAGGTTTAGTTATGCCTATCAGTTTTTTGACTACAGCACTGTTAATCGTATCCGTTATCACGAATCTGACAGTGGAGGGCATTAAGAAACTGCTTGACGGAACGAAGGTCAAGTATTCTTCTAATGTTCTTGCGGCAGTTCTGTCCGTCCTGATCGCCTGTGCTGTTAGCGTGATTTACCTTATCATGACCGACACGGTCTTTACTATGAAGATTGGGGTTGAGATCGTCGTTCTGATGTATCTGGGCTTCCTGATCTCTACGGTCGGTTATGACAAGGTCATTCAGATGCTGAAACAGATTCAGAGCGTGAAGGAGGAAACGAAAAATGAGTAACAGCCCTTTGGTATCCTATACCAAGTTAAGTCCTAATCATTCCGGGCAGAGAACCCATGCAGTCGACCGTATCACACCTCATTGTGTAGTCGGTCAGTGCTCTGTAGAGACTCTGGGTAATATTTTTGCTCCGACTTCCCGACAGGCTTCCTGTCAGTATGGTATCGGCGTGGATGGTAGAGTGGGTATGTATGTGGAAGAAAAGAACCGTTCCTGGTGTTCTTCCTCTAATGCAAATGACCAGCGTGCGATCACAATTGAGTGTGCCAGCGATGCCACACATCCTTATGCATTCAACGATACTGTATATGCGAAACTGATCGAGCTTTGCACAGACATTTGCAAGCGTTACGGAAAAACCAAGCTGCTCTGGTTCGGCGATAAGACTAAGACTCTGAACTACGAGCCGGATTCCAATGAAATGGTTCTGACCGTACATCGTTGGTTTGCCAACAAGAGTTGCCCTGGTGATTGGATGTATGCTCGAATGGGAGATCTTGCATCCAAAGTTACGGCTAAGCTTGGGGGCTCTGCTGGCGGAACTGAGAAGCCTGCCGATAATCAGGCACTTTATCGAGTGCAGACAGGAGCCTTCAGCAATAAGACGAATGCAGATGCAATGCTTCAGAAGGTGAAAGATGCCGGTTTTGATACTTACATGGTTAAGGTCGATAATCTTTACAAGATTCAGGTCGGCGCATTCAGTAAGAAAGCAAATGCTGACGCTATAGCTGCAAAGCTGAAAGCTGCTGGTTTTGACACCTATATAACAACCAAAAGTGGGACGGCAGTCTCTGCATCTTCTGCGAAGAAAAGCACTGACCAGATCGCCCGTGAAGTAATTCAGGGTCTGTGGGGTAACGGTGCGGACAGGACTAATCGTCTGAAGGCGGCTGGTTACGATCCTTCCGTAATACAGAATCGGGTTAATCAGCTTCTTAAATAAGGAGGTCCGTGAATGATAAGGTTCAGTCACAAGGGAGACTTCTCTAAGGTTACACGCTTTTTGGAGAGGGCAAAAGAAGTGGTCCATCTCGGAGACCTCGACAAGTATGGCCGAGAAGGGGTCGCTGCTCTTGCGTCTGCAACGCCTGTCGATTCCGGTTTGACCGCCAGTTCATGGTATTACGAGATTGTAAACCGAAATGGATCTGCAAAGATCACATTTTACAACTCAAATATTCAAAATGGGGTTCCAATTGCGATCATTCTGCAATATGGTCACGGGACTCGCAACGGAGGCTGGGTACAGGGTCGAGATTACATCAATCCTGCTATCCAGCCTATTTTCGATAAAATTGCAAATGAAGCATGGAAGGAGGTTACGAAGCTATGAGTAAAACAATCGACGAAAGAGTCGTAGAAATGCGGTTTGACAATAAGCAGTTTGAGAGCAATGTTCAAACCAGTTTGTCCACCATTGAAAAATTAAAGAAAAGTTTGGATATGGACGGCGCTACAAAAGGTCTTGAAAGCATTGACAGTGCTGCTAAGAAAGTCGATATGTCGGGGCTTGGCTCTGCGGTTGAAACAGTAAAGACTCGATTCTCGGCATTGGAGATCATGGCTGTAACCGCCCTTGCAAACATCACCAACTCGGTTGTAAATACCGGCAAACAGATGCTCCACTCCTTGACAATTGAACCTATCAGTCAGGGTTTTGAGGAATACGAGCTGAAGATGGGGTCGATTCAGACCATCATGATGAGTACCGGTGCCTCTCTTGAAGAAGTTAATAAGTACCTCCAGGAATTGAATACATACTCGGATAAGACTATTTACTCTTTCCAGGATATGACCTCCAATATTGGTAAATTTACCAACGCGGGTGTCGGTCTTGAGGATGCAGTAATGGCTATTCAGGGTGTGTCGAATGTTGCTGCCGTTTCCGGAGCCAATGCAAATGAGGCATCCCGTGCCATGTACAACTTTGCGCAGGCTTTGTCCGCCGGTTATGTCAAGTTAATCGACTGGAAATCTATCGAGAATGCTAACATGGCAACTGTTGAATTTAAGACACAGCTTCTTGAATCGGCTGTTGCCTGCGGCACCTTGACTAAAACTGCTGATGGTATGTATAAGACGGTCAAGGGTAATGTCATTGATGCTACACATGGGTTCAATGATTCTTTGCAGGATCAGTGGATGACCACGGAAGCTCTGGTCGGCACTCTTCGTAATTATGCGGATGAAACGACTGAAATCGGTGCTAAAGCATTCGCTGCTGCACAGGATGTTAAGACATTCACTCAGTTGATGGACACTCTCAAGGAAGTTGTAGGTTCAGGATGGGCGAACACATGGGAAATTCTGTTCGGTGATTTTGAGGAAGCCAAAGAGCTTTGGACTGGACTCAGTCAGGTTATCGGTGGATTTATCGATGCCCAAGCAGATGCTCGCAATGAGATGTTGCAAGGGTGGAAAGATCTTGGCGGAAGAACCAAACTGATCGAAGCACTTAAAAATGCTTTTGAAGGCGTTCAGAGTGTTATCAAACCGATCTATGAGGCATTCCGTGAGATATTTCCTCCTACCACAGCCAAGCAGCTTTATGATATCACTGAAAATCTGCGAAAATTCACAGCGAATTTGAAACTCAGTGATACTGCTTCGGCAAATTTGAAGTCCACTTTCAAGGGTTTGTTTGCGATCTTGGATATCGTTAAGCAAGCCTTTTCTGCTATATTTACAGCAATCAAACCGTTGTTCGGCGGGCTTGGAACACTCGGAGGTGGAATTCTTGGTTTCACTGGCGGTGTTGGTGATGCTATCGTGGCATTTGATGAGTTTATCAAAACCAGCGGAGCATTCCAAAAAGTCGGTGAGGGTATTGCTATGGTCATTCAGACAATTATGACCGCTTTATCGACGCTGAAGAATAAGATCAAAGAGAAATTCGAATCTGCCAATTTTGAAGTGTTTCATTCTCTGCTTGAGCGAATTCATGAGAGAATGGCGCAGGTCGGAGAAGCAGCCGGTGAGATGAAATCCGGCGTTATCGTCGCCTTTGAGGTCATTGGTGAAACTCTCGCTAATTGCCAGTTTGTTCAGCTTCTCTCTGCCGTATGGAATGCTGTTAAGACAATCGGAAGTGGCATCGTTAAAATCCTTGGCGAACTCGGCAGTTCCTTAGCAAAGAATCTTGGTGAAGCCAATTTCAGCGGAATCATCGATCTGCTGAATGGTATCTCGTTCGGTGCTATTGCTGTCGGCATCACGAAGTTTGTCGGTACATTCCGAAAAGCTATTGAAGATATCGGCAGTTTCAAGGAATCCTTTATCGGAATTCTTGACAGTGTTCGAGGATGCTTTGAAGCTTACCAGAATCAGTTGCAGGCAGGTACATTGCTGAAAATTGCATCAGCTATTGCCATTCTCACAGCATCCTTAATTGCACTCAGTCTTGTAGACAGCGAAAAGCTGAATGTGGCTCTTGGAGCAATCACTGTGTTGTTTGCCGATCTTCTCGCTTCTATGGCAGTGTTTAACAAGATCAGTGGTCAGGTAACTGGTGTGGTGAAGAGTGTAACGGCTATGCTCGGTATTGCTACGGCGGTGCTTATTTTGGCGAGTGCACTTAAAAAGATCGCAGATCTGGACGCAAAACAGCTTACCACCGGCCTCATTGGTGTTGCAGGTTTGACCACTATGATGGTTGCCGCGGCCAAAGCTATGAGTTCCAACAGTAAAGCTATTATCAAGGGTGCTACTCAAATGGTGATCTTTGCAGCCGCAATCAAGATTCTTGCTTCTGTTTGCGAGCAACTTGCTAAATTGGACTGGAACCAGCTTGCGAAAGGTCTTGTCGGCGTTGGTGTGTTGCTTGCCGAGGTTTCTCTGTTCCTGAGAACCGCAAAATTCAGCGGCAAATCCATTACTACGGCTACAGGCATCGTGATTCTTTCGGCAGCAATCAAGGTGCTGGCATCTGCCTGCAAAGATTTCGGAGAAATGAAATGGGAAGACATCGGTAAGGGGCTTGCCTCCATTGCCGTCCTTCTTGCCGAGATCACTGCATTCACAAAACTTACCGGAAATGCTCAAAATGTCATTTCTACTGGTGTGGCGTTAATTGCCATTGCCGCCGCTATGAAAATCCTTGCCTCTGCGGTTAAGGACTTCTCAACCATGCAGTGGGATGAGATTGCTCGTGGTCTGACTGCTATGGCTGGCGCACTTGCTGCGATCACTGTAGCGGTTAAATTCATGCCGAATAATATGGCTGGCATCGGCGCCGGTTTGGTGATCGTTGCTGCGGCACTCGTCGTCCTTTCGACTGCTCTTGAGAAGATGGGAAATCTGAGTTGGGAGCAGGTAGCAAAAGGACTTATTACCCTTGGCGGCGCAATGGCCATTCTTGCAATCGGTCTGAATGCCATGACAGGCACTCTTGCAGGTTCTGCGGCGCTTCTTGTTGCTGCAAGTGCCCTCTTGGTGCTTACTCCGGTACTAACTATTCTCGGCGCCATGAGTTGGAGTTCCATCGTGAAAGGTCTCGTTACCCTGGCAGGTGCATTTGCTATCCTCGGTGTTGCAGGCGCTGTACTCACTCCCCTGGTTCCTTCCATTCTCGCTTTGAGTGGCTCGCTGGTACTAATCGGGGTAGCAGTTGTCGGTATTGGTGCAGGGCTTGCTCTGGCGGGTGCCGGTCTATCTGCTTTGGCAGTAGGCTTGACGGCTCTTGCAGCGGCAGGAACCGCTGGCGCTACAGCCATCGTCGCTTCTTTGACTGTTATTATCACAGGCGTAGCAGGGCTTATTCCCGCTATAGTAGCAAAGATCGGCGAGGCAATTGTCGAATTCTGCAAAGTTATCGCTGATAGTGCAGGAGCCATTGGAGAAGCAGTCAAGGCGGTTATTCTTATGCTGGTGGATGTACTTGTTGAGTGCGTTCCCGCTATCGCTGATGGGGCATTGAAGCTCATTGCAGGTGTTCTTGAAGCATTAGTAGAATATACCCCGTCTATCGTCGATTCCATTTTTCAGTTTCTTATTGCCGTACTTGAGGGTGTAGCTAAGAATCTTCCCAGTCTGATTCAGGCTGCTGTTGATGTATTGATGGCATTCTTCTCCGGCATTGTTGATGCACTTAAGGGTATCGATACAGAAACTCTTCTTCAAGGAATTGTCGGTATTGGTCTGCTTGCAGCAATCATGGCTGCCTTGAGTGCAGTAGCAGCTCTTGTTCCTGGTGCCATGCTGGGTGTTCTCGGTATGGGTGCTGTCATCGCTGAACTCGCTCTTGTTCTTGCTGCGGTCGGTGCTTTGGCGCAAATTCCGGGCTTGAATTGGCTTATCAACGAAGGCGGTAATTTGCTCCAGGGAATTGGTACGGCGATCGGTAAGTTTGTTGGCGGTATCGTCGGCGGCTTTATGAGTGGCGTGTCCAGTCAATTCCCGCAAATCGGCTCCGATCTTTCCGGTTTCATGACCAATGTTCAGCCGTTCCTTGACGGTGCGGCTTCTATAGATCCGGCTATGCTGGACGGCGTTAAGGCTCTTGCAGAAACAAATCTGAATGCATTCGCCGCAAATATTTTGGATGGACTGACCTCGTGGTTCACCGGCGGAAGTTCGCTCTCCGGCTTTGCTGAAGAGATGGTTCCGTTTGGAAAAGCTATGAAACAGTTCTCTGATGAAATCAGCGGTATTGATGGAGAAGCAGTTTCCAATGCTGCAATCGCAGGTAAGACTCTTGCGGAGATGGCTGATACACTTCCTAATACTGGCGGTGTCGTTGGTTTCTTTGCCGGAGAGAACGATATGAATGCATTCGGTGAACAGCTTATTCCATTTGGTCGTGCCATGCGTAACTTTGCAAACGAAGTCGCCGGAATTGACGCCAGTGTTATCACTGAAGCGGCTACCGCTGGTAAAGCACTTGCAGAGATGGCAAGCACTGTTCCGAATAGTGGCGGTGTTGTCGGCTTCTTCGCCGGAGAGAACGATATGGACGATTTCGGAGAACAGCTGGTTCCGTTCGGCAGAGCAATGAAGAATTTCTCTGACGCCGTTTCCGGACTAAAAGCCGATGTCATTCAAAATAGCGTTACCGCAGGTCAGGCTTTGCTTGAACTTGCAAATACGGTGCCGAATACGGGCGGCGTTGTATCCTGGTTTACGGGAGATAATGACCTTGAAACCTTTGGCGAACAGCTCGTTCCGTTTGGTACTGCGATGAAAAACTATTCTTTGGCTGTTACGGGATTGGACGCATCTGTCGTCACAAACTCTGCAAATGCAGCTAAAGCTCTGGTTGAGCTTTCAAATAATTTGCCGAATAGCGGTGGTATCGTATCTTGGTTTACGGGTGACAACGATATTGCAAGTTTCGGCGAGCAGTTGGTATCTTTTGGTCAATCTTTTGCTGCGTACTATAACAGTGTCAGCGGAGTGGATGTGGCTAAATTAAGCGGGGTAGTTGTTGAATTCAGAAACCTTGTGGACTTGGCAAACGGCATTAAGAGCGTTGATACAAGTGGAATGTCTACATTTGCTCAGAACCTTACGAATTTGGGTAATGCGGGTATCGATGGCTTTATCAATGCCTTTACGAATGCTAATTCTCGTGTGAGCACTGCTGCAAACACAATGATTACCACATTCATCAATGCTGCTAAAGCACAGCAAGGTAATTTGACAAGCACCTTCACTACCATGATTAACGGAATCGTTGCTACTTTTACAAGCAAGTACAGTCAGTTCACAATCATGGGACAGACGATGATGACCAACTTTATCTCCGGTATTCGTACCGGCGACGCATCGGCTCGATCTGCGTTTGTCACAATCGTATCCGGTTGTCTGACAGCAATCCGAAATAAGTTCTACGAGTTTAACACCGTTGGACAGACTACGATGACAAATCTCATTGCTGGTATTCGGACAAAGAATCAGCTTGCGAAAGATGCCTTTGTTCAGATCATTAACAGTTGTCTGACAGCAATCCGAAATAAGTACACCGACTTCTATAACGCCGGTAAGTATCTTGTTGAGGGGTTTGCCGCTGGCATAACTGCCAACACATACATGGCTGAAGCGAGAGCAAGAGCTATGGCAAGAGCAGCGGCAGCGGCAGCAGAAGCGGAACTCGACATCAACTCACCGTCTAAAGTTGGCTATCGAATTGGCGGATTCTTTGGTATGGGCTTCGTCAATTCCCTGATTGACTACACCGATAAGTCTTACGATGCTGGTGCATCTGTTGCAAAGTCGGCTAAGGAAGGACTCCGCAACGCGGTTTCCAAGATCGGTGATTTCATCGAAAACGGAATTGACTCTCAACCGACAATTCGACCGCTGCTTGATCTGTCTGATGTAACAGAGGGTGCTGGTAGACTGTCGGCACTTCTGAGTCGGAATCAGGCAATGAAGATCAGTGCTGGCATAGAACATGAGGGTACTGGTATCGTTCAAAATGGCGGTACTACACCTACCTCCGGAAACAACTACAATTTCACACAAAATAACTATTCGCCTAAGGCACTGTCGAGGATTGATATTTATCGTCAGACGAAGAATCAGTTCTCGGCGTTGAAAGGATTGGTGGAAACATGATTCACTCATTCGCTATCACCAATTACTTAGGTGATAGGATCAAACTTGACTTGAGGGAGCCTGAGGTTTCGGGCTTCCTCATCAAGTCTGTAACCGGCTTAGGTCCGGTCAAAGCAACTGTCAACACGACAGAAGTCGTCACTAATGACGGCTCTATGTTTAACTCCGCCAGATTGAGTCAGCGGAATATTGTTTTCCAAATTGTATTTGTTGATACAGTCTACGGAGAAACGATCGAAGATGTACGGCAGAAATCCTACAAATACTTTCCGGCAAAGAAAAGCGTTGAAATCATTATCGAAACTGATAACCGATATGTACGAACAAGCGGTTATGTGGAATCGAATGAACCGAACATTTTCAGCTCGCAGGAAGGGACATCAATCTCGATCATTTGCCCTGACCCATTCTTCTATTCAGCCGGAGAGGATGGAAACAATGTAACGGATTTCTACAGTATTGACCCGATGTTTGAATTTCCGTTCTCAAACGAGTCTCTGACGGAACCCTTGCTTGTATTTGGCGAAATTCAGATCAAGACGGAGGGTGTCATCACTTACTATGGCGATGCCGAAATCGGTGTAACGATCTATATTCATGCAATAGGACCGGCAAGCAACATCAATATTTACAATACGGAAACCAGAGAAGTCATGAAGATCGATACTGTGAAGCTCCAAAAGCTGACTGGAAAGGGTATCGCCGCAAGTGATGATATTGTCATTAACACCTCAAAGGGTGATAAGAGCATTACTCTGATTCGTGAAGGCGTTTCGTACAACATCCTGAACTGTTTGGATAAGAATACCGACTGGTTTACCTTAGCAAAGGGCGATAACATTTTCGCCTTTACTGCTGACAGCGGTGTTACGAATCTTCAGTTCAGAATTGAAAACAAAGTCATCTATGAGGGGGTATAACTATGGAACTTTTGGTCTTAAACACCGACTTTGAGTCCATAGCCGTCATAGATACTTACGAATCCATGATATGGACTGACCGGTATAATTCGTATGGAGATTTCGAGATATTCTTCGCTATGGATACACAACTCTTGCAGTATTTGAAAGAGGATTACTATCTTTGGCTGAAGGATTCGGAGCACTGTATGATTATCGAAGACATCAAGATCAATGCCGACACAGAGGAAGGAAATCATCTTATCGTGACTGGAAGGTCACTGGAATCTATTCTTGAACGCCGCATCATCTGGGGGCAGCGAGTCTTTAATGGAAATCTTCAAAATGGCATTCAGACCATGTTGAATGAGTGCATTATTTCACCGTCTATTGCTGATCGAAAGATTTCCAACTTTGTGTTCGTGCCTTCTACCGACCCTAAAATCACAAGACTGAAAATCGACAACCAATACACAGGTGACTGCCTGTACGATGTCATCAAAGGACTTTGTGAGGAAAACAATATAGGGTTCAAGATTGTACTGACCGATGAAAACAAGTTTGCATTCAGTCTGTATGCCGGCGTTGATCGCTCTTATGAGCAGACAGAAAATCCGTATGTTGTTTTCTCTCCAAACTTTGAGAACATCATCAACAGCAACTATTATTCATCCAAAGCGAGTTTTCGAAATGTGACTCTGGTCGCAGGAGAAGGTGAAGGAGCATCAAGGCGAACCGCTATTGTTGGCTCAGCATCCGGACTTGACCGGCGTGAGCTTTTTACAGATGCTCGCGATATTTCATCTGACACTGAGGGCGGAACACTATCCGATGCAGAGTATATGGCACAGCTTCAGACAAAAGGTTTGAAGAATCTGGCAGACCATATTGTAACCACTGCATTCGAAGGAGAAGTTGAAGTTACTCGACTTTTCAAATACGGCGAGGACTTCTTTATCGGAGACATCGTTCAAATCGCCAATGAATATGGCAATGAGGGATCAGCTTACATTTCAGAGCTGGTCATTTCAAACAGTGAGGAAGGATTGTCAATTTATCCGACCTTCAAAACTATTTCAAAGTAAGGAGGGAGAAACTGAATGAGCGTATCAAGCGGATTTTTCAATTCACTTAACGGTGACCGCAAATACAATGCCGCACAGATGTCGGCAATCTTTGACGGGCTTATCATCGATGGTGTATTCGCTTCTATCGGAACTGCCTTTGCAGTGAAGGCGGCAGG